TTTTGAATAACGACAACGCGTCTCCGACTCTGGCCGAACGTGTGGACGAAGCCATACGAAATGAGTTTCGGGACATCCTTCAGGCCTATCAAGAGATAGGCAGCATTCCCGAGATAGGCGAGACGGGGATTTACTTTCGGTTCGACACCCGCGAACGCGGAGTGAAGATGCCCGAACACCTGTTCGAGGCTAATCCGGACGAGCTAACCATCGTCCTTCAGCATGCTTTCTGGGGGCTGGAGGTATGGCACGAGGCCTTCGAGGTTTCGCTCTCCTTCTCGGGCAGCGCCGAACGTATCCGGGTGCCGTTTAGCTCGCTGCTAGAAGTCAGCGACAACGCAGGCTTCCGGCACGTCTTTTCTTCGCTGACCGAGATACAAAAGCTTGACCGGGTTTTGGCATCACGGGAAGTTCAGGACGATTGGCGTGAGACGGCCCGTAGGATCGGCAACCGAGCGCAAATTGACCTTGTTTGCTCTCATTGCGGAAAGGCTCCTTCAAGGCAGGACCGGGCAGAACTCGAAAATCCGGGCCCCGACGGGAAATATCCGGAGTTTATCTGCGCTCCGTGCGCCAAGAAAGAGTACGAGGTCGCTTCCGAGTTCGACCGCAACCTTTCCGCCGAAAAGGCACGAGAGGCCGAAATGGTGCGCCTCGCGGAAGATGGCCGGTTGTTCTGGCTCAACGATTTTCGGGATCAATAGTTTGGGAGGAACCCTAATTTAGCTTTTGCTGATGCGGTGCGAAAGTAATGAAGCAGACCTGCGGAGGGTGCAACCTCCGTCAACGCTCAGGGTTCCCGCCGGTGCTATCCCGGCGCTGTACAGGGTAAAGGCTGCAACCGCAACGACGGGGGAGAGGGGTGACTACTGACCCTCTCCCCTTTTTCATAAGGAAAAGACCATGGAACTTGTTGAGACACATTGGCTACTCGTGCCGACCCGCGTAATTCGTTGCCGGATTCTATCCGAGGCGCACCTCCAGCATTTCGAGAGGAAGATCCGCGAAACCGTCGGCCCGAACGACTACGCCACGAACGTCCACGGTCAGATGACCGACTGGCGGCAATTTAACGGCGACGAAATCTTTCACGAATACGTCCGCATGCTGGGCGAGCGGCTGCGGGAGTCCGGAGCGCTTAACGAAAAGGCCTTCAGCGGCATCGACATTCTGGATGCTTGGGGCAACCTTCTGAAGCCCGGAGAGAACGTCGAAGAACACGCCCATATTGCCGGGGGCACCGATTACGCATCCGTCGTCTATTTCGGCGACTCCGAGATCGTCGTCGGCGGCACCGTCTTCTATAACGCCCGAGGCCACGTTCTTACTTTCCCGGCCTCGCTGTCGCACTCGGTCGATGCGGCCCCCGAAGAACGCATCACGCTGGCTTTTAACTGGGCGATGCTGACCGCCGCAGACAAGTGGGATAAAACGTAATGAAATCAGTGACTTAGGGTGCGACACTTTGTCGCATGTACATATGGGATAAGATGTGGTATTATACGACACAATAAAAAGACGTAAAAGCGTCACCGCTCTCGGACATTGTGAATACGACACCGACCTGTTGAGTGACCCGTGGACCTCGAACCATGGAGAACCAAATGACAGATTACATACTCAAAAACGGATACACCTTCCTCGCCATTACCGGCGGACTCTACGGATCGTGGGCCAAGGCCCGCGACCCCATTACCGCCATCAAGGACGTGGTGAGGGATTACGGAAGCTACGCTGCCAAAGACGGCATCGCCGTTATGGTGCTATACGGCCCAAGCGAAACGCTCAACTGCGGCGAGCTTGGTGGCTTCAACTACGAAGCCACACCAGAAGGCAGGCCAACCCCGATAGGGTTGTTCTTCTGCAAAGGCCGGACCATCAGGCCGATGAAAAAAGGCGACATGAATCCGGACCACCCGGACCATGAAGAATGGATGGACCAGACAGCTAACGACATCGAAGAGAATGTCGCGTACTGGATAGAAGAGAACGAGAGCGCAGAAAAAGAAAAGGCAGAAAGCGATCTGCGTGAACTTGTAGACGAACTGAACGACCACTAACCCTTAATCAGTAACCACGGACCACGGGTCTCTTAACAGGTTGGAGTTAATTCTCCTTTATATATAGGGCCGAAATTATTTTTCCGAAAAAAAATATTTTTGGCGTGGAACCGGTGGAACCGTGGAACCTTTTGGCGTAACCCACTGTAACTGAAACAAAAAAGCGGTTCCATGGAGAGACAAAAAGGTTCCATGGGTTCCATGGAATATGCGGTATAACCCGCGCGAGCGAATGGTTTTGTCAAAAAACTGATTTTGACCCTATATATAATAGGGGATTTGTGGCAAAACCTAGTGCGGATTAACTGTCGAAAGAAACCCCGCCATGCCGCGCAAAACCGTTCGCAAATCTGACGACCCTAACTGGGTTGAGACCCGGGGCCGGAAGAAGGTCAGCGTCAATACAAAACTGACTCGAAAGCAGGAACTGTTCGTTAAGGAACTGGTCAGTAAGGACGGCCAGATCACCCTGCGGGAGGCCGCCATCAACGCGGGGTATCCTGCTAGCAGTGCTCATAGCCGAGCCTACGAACTTACGAACCCTGACCGCTCTCCGCATGTTGTGGCGGCCATCCGGGCTTACCGCGACGAACTGGACGCTAAGTATGGGGTAACCTATCAGCGGCATCTGCGCGACCTGCAAACGATCCGAGACATGGCGCTTCAGAACGGCGCGTACAGCGCGGCGGTCCAAGCGGAGTATCGTCGCGGTCAAGCGCAGGGCGATATCTACGTTAGCAAAAGCGAGATTCGCCACGGGTCGATAGATTCGATGTCGAAAGACGAAGTACTGAAAGCCCTAGAGGAGATAAAGCAGAGCTATGCCCCGATCACCATCGACATCACTCCCGAAGAGCAGGACAATTCCGCGAACCGCCGCAAAGCGCGAAAGCGGCTTGTGGAAGACGATGAAGGAGGGGATATCGAAGAGTTCTCGGAAATTGACGATGACGAGGCTGGAGACATGGGCGACGCCGGGAGTTCCTGACGTTGTAATTCAGGACGAGAACGGCCTGTTTCATTTTGTCGAGCTAAAGCATACGGGCGGCACCGCCATCGAGCTATCCCCGCATCAGGTAACGTGGATGGATAATCACAAGAGCGGCAGCGCATGGATATTGGTGCGGCGCTCGACCTCGAAGGACGGTGATTCGATCCGCGTCTACCATGCTTCGAAAGCCGTTGATGCCCGGATGTCCGGCATAAAATGCCCGGAGGATTTATTCGAAGAGACGCCCTTCGATTGGGATAGAATTATGGGCTTGATATGTCCGCTTTAATCGCATAGACTCCCAGCTCTCAACAACCGATGGAGATAGTTATGAGTTACAAACCCGTTTTTGTTATGGGCGACGGTGAACGCGCTTCGAACGCCCAGCGGTTTAAAACTGAGGAAGAAGCCCTGCTCGCCGCCTTTGCGAGGTTCAGGGTATGGACCATGCCAATCGATTACGGCGTTGACGAGTCCAGCGACCCGGTCAATTATCGCTGGGACGAGAATCTCGGTGCTGCGGTTTGTTTGGAGACCGCGTGATATTCGCGGGCATCGCTTTCGTTACATCCCGCATCAATCGCAAAACCATGGAGAAATTTAGCGATGAAAATTAAAATTGACGTGACTGAATCAACCTTAGAAGGGCATTACGGTATTATCGATTTATCCGACCCGGACGATAAAAAACGGTTCGCCCGGTTTTTTGACCTGTACGGAAACCTTCTTCCCGACGCGGATCATTATGACCTTGTAGCGGCGTTGATGGACCCGGACGGCCCCGACCGCCTCAATCATGCGGGGTGGACCGAGGTTCATGACCGGTATATTGACGGTTGCTCCGTTGTCCGCGAAACGGAGGCCGCGTGATGTTCCTGTTCAGCATCTTAGGCCGCCTGCTATACGGTCCCGACTGGAAGAAATACGCGAACGCCAAACCGCCGCGCACAACGCGACGACGAACGCGACGACGCGGTTATTAAAAAAGATTAAACCCGGTATTGACGCCGGGTTTTTTCTTGCGCTAATGTATGCGAGTTAACCCATACCACGGAGAAAGAAC